GAAGCGGTCGCTCAATCAGCCGAGGCGTCCAAGAAAGCTGGCAAGCCAAACGCGCAGAGCGTAGCCCAACTTGAACGCGCCGAAGCCTTGTTCGAGCAACACCGCTTGGCGACAGCCGGACAGCCGAAGCAAATCAAAAAGATGCGCAAGCGGCTCAAGCAGATCGTAAAAGATAAATCCGAAGACCCAGAAGTGATCGCCGCGTACCGTGCTATGCTACGTATGGCGGACGAAGTATTTATGGAAGCCCACAACATCGCAGACGGGGTGAAGTACGCAGAACTTCGTCAAGATTTCTTAGCTGGCAAACCAGCAGACGACATCAACATACAGGGTACGCTCGACAGCAACACCAATCCCGACGTGGCGGCTACGAAGAAAAGAATAACTGTCCCACGAGCAGGTGGTAAAGCGACAGTATCGGTCGGTGTAGATGCGAAGACGGGTAAGCGCGTTGCTGGATCAGGGGAAAAAGCTGCAAATGTTATCGAGACAGGTGCGGGACGTAGCATCGAGACAGTCTTCGACAAGAAAACCGGCGAGCGCAAAGTTCGCTTCGGCAAGACGCAAGCCATCCTACGTCGTGGTTTCTCCACGGGTGGCGACGACGGCAGAACAGTGGTCAGCATTGCAGACATCCCTAAAGAGGGAATGTTCAATCAACAAAGCGCAATCGCACGTGCCGACATCGACATTACCAAAGGCGAAGGGAAAGACGTATATCCGTTCGTAGCTACAGGTATGGAGCCTGTTCGTGACAGACGCGAAGGCCGCAAATTTGCGAGGGCTACAAAGGGTGAGACGCTTTACTACGTACCGAACGCAGTCGGTATGGGCCGTGTGTTCAGCAACCCGAAGTGGGTCATGTTTAATCTCGGCTACGATACGAAGGTCGGCGCAGACGGAAGCCTAAAGAGCCACAACAAACGTACAGGGTACGAGAATATCGTAGCTGGCGAGAAGCTGCCCGTCGAAAGCGTGAACGAGTTCAACCGTCTCAAGGAAGAACTGGACGCCAAGCTGGACGAGGGTATTATTACCAACGCCGAGCACGAAGCTGCCACCGTAGACATCGACCGCCGTGCTGGCGTCAAGGTCGAACCCGCCTCAAGGTTCTTTCCCGACGCTGACCCAGAGGCAGACGTATCGGAAGTTGATACATCCTTCCTAGATGATTTGCCCGTTAAGAAGGGCAACAAAGTTCTCGCGTTCTTCCCAAAAGACGCGGGGAAAAGAACCATTGTGGTAGGCACATGGAGAGGGCGGGATGGCACTAAGACCCCGCAAGTTGATGACCCTGCAACTACAGCCAAAACCGTTCTGGGCAAAAAGGTAAAGGACATCGGTGATTATAACGTGGGCTACATCGACCGTAGCTACACCGACGATCACGAAACTTTCAAGGCGATCAAATCGAACCGCAAGGCGTTCGCTGAAATCTTCGAAGACATGAACGCCGAGAAACCAGCCGACAAGGGTGAGATCGAAATACCCGAAGGCATGACCGAACTTGGCACTGACCAGACGATCAGCCTCGAAACGCTGTCGGACGAACAGTTCACCTTTATGAAGATCGCCCTAAAGGTAGTGTTGCCCAAGCTGAACGGATCAAAGGTCGAACAGCAGTTTAAAAACGGAATACCCCTCGATCTCGTACACGCGATGGCTATGCAGCTAGACGTACTCGGCTGGAACTTCAAGTTCGACAGCGGTGACACACTCGCGCCGGGCATGCGTGCGAAGACAATCGCCTCGATCAAAGAAGTTTTGTCCGAAAACGCTCCGAACGGCATACGTAGGCCGTCCGTAGAAGTGGAAGAAAGCATACGTCAAGTACGAGACGTTATGTCTTCGCATAGCGCAGCCACGCTTAATGAGTTCGAGCGCATCATACGCTTAGTCGCGCCCTCGAATGTGGCACCGATCTTCCAGAAACTTGACAAGGGGCATGCGGATTTCTCCCACACCCATCTAGCAGCAGGTCAGAGGGGCGGCATCTGGAACGCCATTGGCCTCAATGCGGACAACATTAAAGAAAACGGTGGCAAGGGTGGGCTTACACCTACGTTCACTTTGTCTCACGAGTTGGGGCATTGGGTTTATCAAAACCTTATGGACACTTCCGACCAGATGAAGTTCTGGAAGATCGCCTCTAAATTCTACGACGAGAACAACGAGTTCACGACCGACAGTGCGCGTAAGTTGCTCGAAAAGTCTCCCGTCGAAGGTACGTTTAGAAAAGACGGCGAGTTGAACATCAAGTCGGGCGCAGCTAATGGCCTCAACACCCCAGCCGAGTTCTTTGCCAACCAGTTCGCCTTGTACCTTCACCACCACCATGACGCACTGATCGTCACTGATAAGTCGCTATGGGGCAAGGTAACAAAGATCGTACGTTCGTTGTGGGACAAGATGACAGGCAAGCAAATCATGGATGCGGAAATGGTTCCGCTCTTTGATAAGCTGATTACGAACAAAGCCGACCTAAAGCACAACATGTTCGTAATGTCTGTAGATACTCCGGCGACCAAGCTGGGAGAGACCTACAACATTCGCTACAACCAGTGGCTCGACAGCTACCAAGGCGTCAAGGTCGCCTATGCGGACGGCAATGTTGAAATGTTCATGGCGCATTTGGATGATCTCGTAGCGCAGATGGATGGCTCCACCAGAACGGTCAAGCAAGCGCAGCAAGCCGCCGCCAAGAAGGGCGAGGAATACCGACCGTACTCCGGCCCACTTCGCGCACTTTCTGTGGACGAAGGACGTGAAAACTTCAACAACATCCGAGCCTCAGTCCGGCAAATCCGCAAGGAAATAGCAGCGGCTACGAAGACCCAATACATCGAGGGCGATGACATGGGGGCGATGACCTCATACGACGAGAACATTGTAGAAGACCTGATGGCGTTTGTGGCGGGGGAAGATTTTACAGACACGATCCAACGCTCGATGGAGAAGATGAACGATTGGTTCTTGCAAGCCGAAGGCGGGGATATTCCGGGCTATCAGCCGTCTAGGGATATAACCGACATCGGCCTACGTACGTTCGGCGAGCGCAAGAAAAGCGCGTCGTACAAACGTATGATGAAGAAGAACGCAGCCGCTCGAAACTCTACGAAGGCAAAGGCGGCAGCGGTACTTAAAGGGGCAGCCACAAAAGCGGACGCTAACCCGAACGCAAAGAGGGCAGATGCGGACTTCGACACAAGTTCGGTGGATATGGAATTTGCACTGCGCGAGTTTCCAAACCACCTGACCAAAGACGGCAAGCCCAATAAGATTGGCAAAGCCTTACAGGCTCGTGTGTTCTATCTTACCCAGACCGAGTTCGAACCAATCGACGCGCCTATGGTAAAGGACGCGCAGGGCAGGAACACAAAGAAGAAAGCGAACCGCAACTACATCAAGGCAAATCCTGCCGAACTTATACTGCGATATTCCGAGGCTCTTGAGAGCGGCAACGCGGACTTGCAGAAAAAGATTATGTTCGAAATGCAGCAGCGTAAAAAGGCTGGGCGTACGAGCAAGATGACAATCGAACCAACCACGCAAAAAGTTGTGGCAGCCGTAAACCTAGAGAACCATCTAAACAAAGGCATACCGAACGAAGTGGGGATACCCACAAACTCGACCTATAAGATGCGCAACGTGCTACGTGCGTTCTCGCACCGAACAGAGGAAATGTCGTTCACAACCAAGAAACTTGCCGAGCGTATGATGTTGCTTGGGTTTGAGTTCTCCACCGACACTGCGAGTGCTTCGTTCAAAGAAGTAAGGGACGACCTTCGCCGAGTGGCAGCAAACCTCAACAAAAAAGAGGACATCAGCCAGAGCATTGAGACCGTTGGGCGTATGCTCGTTCGCTCAAACGTGCTGGAAACTTCGAAGATCGACACGATACGTAGAAGCGCAGCCACGTTGGGCTACGACCCAGAGGATTTTATCGTTCGCATCCTTCGTGACGACCTCGATGGAAACTCCGATAAGGCTTTCTTGCAGGAGATCATGGGTACAGTTCGCGGCATGGATGGTGCGCAGCTTAGTGACGCAGTTGCCTCTGTACGTAGAGACATCCGCGAGGGTGTGTCGTACGCGCTCAACGGTCTGGTGTCCAAGCCCGAAGCCCGTAAGCGGTTCTTCAATGTTACTGCGTTTGGCGATCTGACACGAGGTTCATCCAGCTTCAAGCCTCAGTCACCGATGAACCGCTTCGCAGGTGAAGTGCCGTCTGACTTTGCGGAAGACTACGCGAACGACGTAATCGGTAACATGTCGCCTAGCACACGTAATGCCGTTCAGTCGTTTACTGGCGAGGCGAACCCAATGGTTCACTACGTAAGTTCCCTCAAGGGTGACAGCATATTTGGAAACTCTATCAGCGTATCCAAGCGTGTGATTGACAGGGCGGCAAATAAGAAAGACGAGATCGTAGATAGCGTAACCGAGGGGCGTCAAGGTTACGCAGCCGAACTAGCGGACAGCCTCGCAAGTGTACGCGAAGGCATCCGCAACATGCTATACAAAGGCAACGCTTCCGATGATCGCGTCACTATGCAGTTCGACAAAGAGCGAGCAATCGTAGCAGAGATCGAGCGCATCGGTGGGCAAGACCCTACGGGCGTCCGAGCCGTGTTCATTCGTGATGACCATCCGGCGGTTATTGACCGTAAGATGACCCTCATGTCTCCCGTAGTCGAACGTCTTAAAGCCACAATACGAGCCAAGGAAGATGGCGTCTTACCGTCTCGCACTGACGCAGTGTTTGGCAATGTGAGAGGGTACTACGAACCAGCCGAGATACTGGAAATGCTTTCGAGGGCAGCGAACGGAGCGACTAATCTACGCAGCGCCATGCGAGACGCAGGGTACACATCGCTTACAGTCGGGTCCGATAAGTCGATGATCGACGCAGCGCATATCAAAGACATTCGCAGCACAGACTTCATCGAGCCGAAACTCGACATCGGGACTAAGCCTTCGGTCAGCGACCCAATCGCTTACTTGGTGGACGATATGGGGAACAGTCTCGACGGCGGCATGATGGGTCTGCAAAATACAAGTCAAGCACTAGAAATGGCTGGCGTTCCCAGCCGAGTGACTGACGCCCTCAACCGAACACGTCGTGGCGGGACGATCAGCGATGGTGACGGCAGGGCAATTCGCTCTACTGCCAAGTGGACACTAACCAATACGAACGCAGCGGTGATGCTCAAGAACGGAATGGCGAACATCGCTCACTTCTTTGAGCCAGCCGACGGGGCGGGGGGACATTTCGAGCGGGTCAATGCCCGTATGGGTCGTTTCATAGTTCCCTTCCAGCGCATACTAAACGAACAGAAAGATGCGAAAGGCTTCATGGGTCGTTGGTTCAACGACGGGGTGATGCAGATGTTCGAGGCAACTCCGGGTTCCGGCACAGTAAAAGGCTCACTCGGCTTCGAACCATCCAGACGTACGCAACAGCCAATGTCCCACCGACGCATTGCAGGTGCGCTACGTAACAAGTCACGTGCGACCAGCCTGACAGCTACGGAGCGCAAGGCGTACGATCATGCGAGGACATATCTGGACAATGCCGTAACTCGCTTGCGTGATGCTGGTATTATGGTCGGCAACATTACGAAGAACTACTACCCTCAAGTATGGCGCAAAGACTTGATTAGTGCGAACAGAGATCAGTTCGTTGACATTCTCAGTCGGTACTTCGTGCGTGAGAGCGAGGTCCGTTCGTCTGGTTCAAGCGTCCTGTCTATGGCAGACGCGCAACTAAGAGCGAATAGGGTCGCTGAACGGCTCATTGCTCAAGACGGTGTACTGACGGGCGATCCTGCGATGTTCCGCAAGACCGGCAAAACAATGGCTGGCAAGGACGACCACACCGACTTCCAGCGTCTTATCCGTCTCGATATGGCTCAGTTTGCGGAGTTCACCGACGCGACCCGTCCACGTAACGACCTGTCGCAGTTCCTAGAGAACGATCTAATGGTTGTGATGACGAAGTATTCTGACAATCTCGAACACCGCCTCGATATAACGAAACAGTTCGGCGCGAACGGGCATGGGTTCCACGACTACATTGCCACGCTGTCTGGTGGGGGTGACGCGATCACTCGCTTACTGTCCTCTCGTATGGTTCTCAAGCGTGACTTTAAGAACGTGCTAAAGGCTGGCAACAATGACGAAGGTATTGCGTCGCACGTATTTACCGAAGACGCCTTCCATCCCCCGTACCCGAACAAAGAAGCGGCGATGGATAAGACGCAAGAGTTGATCGACATGGCTAAATCAGGTCGTTCCAAGATGGCAATCAAACAGGCTATTCTCGACCTTGTGCAAACAAGCGGAGAGACAACGCTTGGTGCGGAGAAGATGCGAAGAAACTTTGGTCACAGGGCCGAAGGCATAGCCGCCGCTCTTACCGAGACGAAGGGTTTTGAAAACCCGATCCCCGATGACAGCCTACGTCACGCCGAGGGCATGATGAACGCCACGCTACGGAAACCTATCGACGGAGCCGATGGCCTTTACAATCTGAAATCGGCAAGCAAATACCTACGGTCGATAAACGCCGTGACATTGCTTTCGTTTACTACGCTCACCAGTTTGGGTGACTTCATGCTACCGCTTATTCGTAGCGGGGATTTTAAATCGTACGCTACCGCACTGCAAAAGTTCTATCTGGACCCAGTAAGCGGACCAGCATATCGAGAGCAGGTCCGCAACATTGGGGCGGCTACGGAGAACATAGTTCACGACAGAATGACCAAAGCATTTGGCGTGGACAATACGCAGTTCACAAGTGGGTTCTTCACCGCTACGATGCTGACCCCGTGGACTGATGCTATGAGGGACATTTCGGCAGCGGTCGCCTTCGAACACTTCAAGGCGCAGCAACGCATCGCCTTCGATGCGCCGAACACGCGCCAAGGGCGCATGGCGAAGCGGCAGCTTGAAGCGTACGGATTAAAGAAGTTGCATCAGAACCAGAACATGAACCTCGACATGATAATGGCGACAAGCGGGGACGCAGAGCCGCACCCTGACTACTACGAGATTTCTACGGCGATCCACAAGTTCGCTAACCAGACAATCTTTACGCCAAACGCGAACGATCAGCCGTTGTGGGCGCAAACGCCTACGGGTCAGATCATTATGCAGCTTAAATCATTCCCGCTTATGATGACGCGCATGGGACGTGCTGCCATACAGGCGTCACGTGCGAACCCCGACGGTGATCGTAACCTCGCGCCTCTGCTATATTATGCTGGCGTTGGCCCTACGTTCGGTGCTGGCGTGGTCGCCACAAAAGATATGGTTCAAGGCCGTGGTGGCGAAGACAATGAAACCTTCGGCGAGACACGTGATCGTAAGCTATCCGGCAAAGACCATCCAGTATTCGGCATTGCTAAAGGGTCGGTGGACGAAGGCAGCGTGATGGACATTGCGGCTGGGTGGTACATCGACGGGCTTATGACCTTCGGCGGCCTCGGCCTTATCGGTCAGTTGTTCTACGACGGCGCAGCGCAAGCGGACAATGGTGCGTACGGCAAATGGCGCACTGCCGAAATGCTGGCTGGCCCATCGCTCGGTCTATTCTCAGATGCCTTCGATGTTGGCGGCGGTCTAATGGAGTACGCAACAGACGCGCTCGGCGGTGAAAGCACGAACGCGAAAGAGCGTATGATGTGGAGAGAATTGATCGGTCGCGTACCTATCCTCGGTCAGATGCCGTTCTTACGCGAAGCTGGTGTTGATTACGCAGCAGGGGCTAGTGAAAACTAAAAGGGGGGTCTGGGAATTTCCTTTTCCCATGCCTCAGATATTTCCGAACCCAGTGCGGAGTAGCCGATTTTGTCCTCCCAGCTATCGTCATGGTCAATCGTGACGCATAGTCGGCAGGTCTTCAACCAATCCATCATCAGGCATACGTGCGCTGGTGTAATGCTGCCGTGGGTATGTTCAGCCATATTTATTATCTGTGTCCACCCGACGGCTATTCGTCTGTGCATGGAAAGTGCATCGCCGTAGTCCTTCGCACGATCATTGTTGATCTTATCCTTGGCTGCATCAATCGTCTCGTTACGTTTAGACATCGGTAAGTCCTCTCAGAAATTGTTGCTGTACTGCCAGCACTTCCAGTTCCGCATTGCGGCACTTGAGTTCTACGAGCCGTTCCTTTTCGAACTTTAGTTTCAGCTTCGCTTTGTGCAGGTCGTCAGTTACGTACAACGCCCTATCAAGGCTTTTGTCACCAGATTTAGTCAGTTCGGAGACACGATCAGCTATGCTCTCGATGTCAGCTTCCTTACGGATTATGCCGACCCGAACCTCGGATAACTCACGCAGAAATTCTACATTTAATTCGTTCACTTAACTACACCTTCGGAGTTGGTGCGAATTGTTCGTAGTGATCGCACACTACATTACCATCGCATCCATATTTACACGTCCAACCGCCGTCTTTATTGGCGTACGCATGCTTGCAGTAACGACAGGCGGGAGTTAGTTCCGGCACGGCCCAGCAGCTTTCCCGTTTGAAGCAGCCTTTACACCGCCAATCTTCGGGTTCCTTCGCTATTCTCTCCGCCTGTCCATCAAGCACGGCTTGTATTCGTACGTACATGAGTGACCATTCGTCTTGGTCGAACGGCACGATCTCAGCGTGATATTGAGAGTTGTTTTTATTGTACGCTACGAACAGGCTGCGCTCGATATTAAACATCGCCATCATCATTACCATCTGCCGATAGTAATGACGGTGCGATGACTTCACCCCATCACTGCGAAACTTGGTAAAGTTCGCCAAGTTCATAGACTTAATCTCAAGGATCGCCATACCTGACCCATCCTCAAAATCCACCAGCCCATCACTGTGACAAACGACATGACCGTTTAGCCACTCGGCCCTGTGTTGCTTTCCAGTGATGTCATCCTTTTCCCACACACGTAGATCAGCACGTTTTTTTAAGTCGTGCACAACCCAATCTTCAATGCGGTGTCCCGCGTGAAAGATACGTTTTAGTTGGGGGTCTGGTTCTACGTCTGGAAAGCCCCGCAGCGACAACGCCATCTTGGCGAGGCAGTCTGTGCCAGCCATAGACGCGCCTATATAGGCTCTCGGTTCGCCACGTGTTTCGGCGGCGAACCCATCGTCTATATCGCTAAGTAACTTCTGTGCGAGGGGGTGAACGGGAAACACTTAAAACGGAATTTCATCGTTCGGCACAGTATCGGCCTTACCTTGAGCGGCAGCTTGAACAACTTCCGAAGGCCCGAAGTACGAACCAACTTTGGTCTGCGTTTTCCCCATGTAGTTGTCTTCGTAGACTTCGATCCCAATCTCTTTGCCGGTGAAGAAATTGGCAGGTTGGATCGACGTAGCAGCCGTAGCCCCAAGTACGTGTTGGATGCGAAGCACTCGTCCGAGACCGCGATTGAGACGCTTACCCGCACGATCCTTGTCGTTGTCATCGTTGTAGTTGCCAACGTGTACGGTCAGCCAATCTTTACACTGAGCCGTGGGCGTCTCCATTGTGATAACCATCTGGCGATCAACGCCCTTGGTCTCAATATCAACGGCGGCAATCTTCACCACGTGGCGACCTGCGCCTATGATCGACTTTTTAACTTCGATGCCTTCGAGGCTAATCTCGGTCAGTCCCTTCCATTCACTCATTTGGATACTCCCTCTTTCTGAGTTGTTTTAAATTCGTCTTCTGTCATGTAGATACGAGCCAGCAGGTCCGTCACCTTGTCGGTATTCTCTACGGGTTTTAGTCGGCGGTGAGGGTCACGGCTCTTGCCGTGCCAGCCGTGCACGTTGTCCGTGATAAGGTGGCGCGTAACCTTGAGACGACCTTCTTCCTCTTGCGTCTTGCGGACTAAGCAGAACACATGATCGTACAGAGCGGGTGCCAACTTCTGCACCTTCTTCTGGACCAACATGGGCCAATATTGCGTCACCCCATTATCGTCGTTTTCTTCGGCAGCGAGGCACGTGATAAGTACGTTCGTATCAAGGTCACGTATCCACTTGAGCGCAGCCGTGATCTTACGTTCGTACGCGCCCCATTTTTCAAAGCCGTTAGCCGAACCCTCGAACTCTTTCTCTACGTCAGCAAAGCACCGCTGAGATAGTTCGGTAGCACTGTCGAGGGCGATCCATTTATAGCCCTTCGCTTTGAACGCATCACTGGACACGTACTTAACGAGATCCATGAACGTGTACTTGCCAGCTTTGTTCGGCCTGTCGAACGAGCCAAACGGCAGATAGTCGATTGGCAAATGCGAGATAGATGACAAGCCACTCTCGCCGGACAACACCAGCCCCGCACCATATGTTTCGTAGAAATCTGCGATAGCTGTGGTCTTGCCGCTGCCTTGATGACCCACGAGCATAACCTTGGCGGCTTGCTTTACGGTGCTGTCGTTTGTTTGAAAAGGTTCGATGTTCATTTGTTCACCTTGAATGTGGGCGTACCCATTTTTATTGTCAGAGCGCGGCGAACCAGCTTACGTGCCGAAGCCTCGGCCTTCTCTAATTTTTTGCGGTCAATCTTACGGTCGTTCATAACGTAGTCTGGATTGTTTGAGTTGTCTTTCCACATATCGTTCAGCATATCCTTGTCCCATTCCCACTTCTCTGGGATTTTGACCGTCAATGTACCTTTAATATGTTCGAGGGTTATCTCATGTTCACCAATCTCAACGGGCAATTCAGCCAAGACAGCAGCCTTCGCCGCTGTGACAACGGCTTTGTGTTGATCCAACAAATCAAGAGAATACGCTAGATGTGTAGACGCTGTTTGTAACTTCTGATTGGGCGGGGGCTGTTGGTCTTTCGGGGTGCTAAACATTTCTTCGTCCAGCCCTTCCACGAATTGATCCACGTTCGGGGTAAAGTATTTCATGTTGATCCTTGACGTTTTAGGTTGTGTATTTAGCCATCGTAAGTTATCTATTGCTGATACGCAAGGAGAAAATGAAATGAACTTCGATATATCGAGTTTGATTACAGATTGCGGCGGGTCGAGACGGCTGGCTGATGATCTGAATGTCAGCTACAACGTCCCTTACGGCTGGCTAAGACGGTCATTCATTTCTTCCACTTACCTATCAGCAATCAAAGAGGTTCACCCGAACCTCGACCTTAATATTTATTTCGTGGGAGAGACGAATGGAGACGAGCGCACTTAACGCAGCACTTGAATACTTGGATCGGGGATGGGCTTGCATACCCGTCAACCCAGAGACGGGCGTATGTCCGTTTGCTTGGGGGTACATCGCAGATAAACAGCAGCTACCCAGCGAAGATGACATATACGAATGGTTCGGCGAACTGTACCCGAACTATAATGTTGCTATCATCACTGGCCCCGTATCCAACCTCGTTGTGGTCGATTGCGACAATGCCAATGCCGTAAAGGAAGCGGAGAAGCTGGGCCTCACCCGAACCCCAATCGTGGTCGAGACCAAGAAAGGCTTCCACTTTTACTTCGCCTTCCCCAAGAACGAAGGGTGGATCAAGTCGCATGTCGGAGCGAACTGTGACGGTCGTGAATGGCCCTCTGTCGCTGGACTAGATTTGCGTGGGAGCAAAGGCATAGCCTACGCGCCACCATCTGTTGGGAAAAGCTGGCGGCTGATGCAGGGAGCAGACTTCGATGACATCCCTGTGTACGTTCGACCGAAGCTGGCGCAACCAGAACAGAACGTCGTGAACCTCAACGAGTTTCGATTGGAGCAGGTATCCTTGGCTGGCGTACGTCCAGAAGGACATGGCGTTTGGGAGAGAACAGCGGCAGACGTTGATCGGCTCGGCAGGAAGATCGACGCTGGCGATGGGTGCCACGCCCGTCTGGTGTCGCTAGTCGGGGAATGTTTCGCCCAAGGTTTAGATGAACAGGCGATAC